CTTCCATCTCGACTGACTCAACCACGGGTATTACTACCGTGACGAAGCGTTCGAGATTTTCGGCTGAGTGGGTGTTCGATAAGGACACGCCTCAGACGGATGTGGACGAGTTTGTGATGCAGATGAATCACATCCTGTTCAACACCTCGTTCAAGGGTTATATCAAGTCCGGTTACTCCGCGACCTGATACCTTTCCTCTTCTGATGGAGACGTCATGACACCTCAGGTGCACGACATAGCGAGTAGCCTCATGGCATCGCTCGATTGTCCTCGTTCTCTCACAGTAGCAATACTGATGAGGAATCGAGAGTGGGTACAGCTTACAGAGCTGACCACCAACCCCCTTGACTATAGCACTCCACTCGCTTACCTTCGGGCCGCTCAGGCGACGGATTTTCTTCGGAAATATCCAGAGCTAGAGACCGGCATCGATAAGCGAGCTGCGGCTCTTCAGAAATGGAGAGATTCGGAGACGCTGTGCTTTCAGACCAATAGACGACTCAACGAGCTTGATGATTTTGGCACCCTTATGGGGCGCCCTGCATCTGAGCAGGTTATCGCTTTTGTGGCGACGACTCGAAAATTCGTGAGGCGTATACTTGGAGCTGGTCCTGGCTCTTCTCTTGAGCCTAGATTTGGACCTGGGGCGACAATCAGTGACCCGTCTCGGTTTACAACTGTTCCGGACAAAATCACTTCCAAACCATCCCTCACACGAGGAGCGGACCCTTATGTAGCCGACTGGTCGTCGACTGCTTGGGCCCGCGCCGTAAGGCACCTCGGAGGAGAGATCACGTACGTCCGTGGAAATAAATACTTCACGGTACCGAAAGACTCTAAGACAGATCGCTCCTGTGGTAAGGAGCCATCGTTAAACGTCGCTTTCCAACTTGCCCTAGGGCAGGCCATACGGCGGCGTTTGTCTCGAGTCGGTTACAACCTAGATACGTTGCAGGATACCCACCGCAGACTTGCGAGTGAGTATTCGGCTTCTAATGAGGGTGTAACTATCGACCTCTCTTCAGCTAGCGACTGTGTATCAACCTCCCTTGTGAGGATGTTGATGCCCAACGAATGGTATCGGGCTTTGAATGCGCTGCGCTCTCCTACGACGGATGTCGATGGAAAAACGCTGGTGCTGGAGAAGTTCTCATCGATGGGTAACGGATTCACTTTTGAGCTCGAGACTGTGATATTTCTTTCATGCTGCTTGGCCCTTCAAGAGCTCAGCAACACGGAGGGAATTGTATCAGTCTACGGGGATGACATCATTGTCCCCCGATCTATGGCTCATTTAGTGATTATTGCTCTGGAATTCGTCGGTTTTAAAACGAACGTCAGGAAGACGTTTGTGGACGGCAGTTTCAGAGAGTCTTGCGGGGGCGATTTCTTCGCAGGTCAGGCCGTGAGGCCCTACTTTTTGAAGGATGAACCGCATGAACCCCAAGACTATATCTCCCTTGCCAATGGCATCCGCCGAATGGCATATCAGTTCCCAGAGACTCTTTGGCCTGCGATTCGACGTACGTGGTTTCGGATTCTCGATGAGATTCCAAGTCGCGTGCGCGCTTGTCGCGGGCCTTCAGAGCTGGGTGACCTTGTTATCTTCGATGACGAGGTCAGATGGAGATATCGCTGGCGCAGCAGCATTAGGTACTTTCAAGTGTACCGACCGGCCACGTATCACTACGTGCGTTGGGAAGGTTTCGCTTACGAGGTACAGTACGCTGCCGCACTATACGGCGTAACCCTCGCAGGACCACTAGCCCGTAGGGGCCATGGTGTCTACATCGTCCCCCGGGATGGTGTCGCAGGGTACAAAGTAGGATGGACTCCACATTCATAGGAGTCGGCCCTTGTAAGGCCTTTGGCCTCCCTTTATAAGGGAG